TCGCCCGCCGGCGCGCGCGGCCTGCGTCAGGTGATGCCGAGCGTTGCCCGCGTGCCGAGCTGGCTCCTGCATGTGCCAGCCATCGGTCGCGCCGAGGGTGACCGGGTGCTAGCCCGCTGGCGTGCGCGCTGCCGTGGCGATCTAGCCTGCGCGCTGCGGGCGTATGCCTGCGGGAATCGCGGCATTGCCGCAGCCTGCGGCGTCGCATACGCTGCCCGCGTGCTATCGCTCGCAGGGGGCCGCCATGCTGATCGCTCTAGTCTCTACCGTGGTCGTACTGGCCGCCGCCTGCGTCGTGCTGCACATGCGCTCGCGTCTGCTCGGTGAGCGGCTCGAGGCGCAATCGATCCGGCTCGCCGACGCCGACCAGCGCGTGCGCGACCTGACCGACGCCCTAGCGTCTGCCCGAGCAATGCTGCTCGACGCCGATCGGCGCGTGGCCGATGAGCGGATCGCCGCTCGGTCTGCCGCGATGGTCGAGGCGCGGATGCGTAGCGACGATCCGGCCGAGGTGGCCGCCGGCCTAGGGGACGCACTCGATGCGCTGCGCGATCGTCTGTAGCGTCCTGCTGCTCTGCGCGCCCGTATGGGCCGCTGCGCCCGTCGGACTGCGAGCCGGCGAGACCGCGCCGCATGATGGTGTGCTGCTCACCCTAGACGACGCCCGAGCCTGTGGACGGGTCGCTACGCTGCTCGGCGAGTGTCAGCGCGACCTAGCCGCGCGCGTGCCGGCCCTGCCGTGTGTGCCGATGCGCGTGGAGGTCCCGCGCGTGTCGTGGTGGCCGGTCGTGGTGGCCGGCGTGGTAGGCATTGCGGCCGGTGGGGCTGCTGTGTGGATGGTGACGCGATGACCTGTACCACCCACCACAGCGCCTGCGACTGCCGACAGCGCGCCATTGACGCGAATCTCGGGCGTCTGCTGCTGTCCGATCTGCGGTACAGCATGGGTCGGAGGTCGACCGCGCCGTACAGCTGCGCCCATGGCATCCGGCAGCTCTGGCACATGTGCGACGAGGCGCATCGTCGGTTCATGCTGCGCGACTTGCGCGAGCAGTTCGAGATGTGGGAGCGCACCGACCGTCAGTGCCCCGGCGTGCTTGGCGACGATTGCGACGTGCAAACATGGTCTGAGCTTCTGGCTTGGATGGAGGAACAGCGATGAGCAAGCAACAAGCACTGACGAACATGAGCGACCGCGCCGAGGCGTTGATGCGTGGCGACCCCCGGCTTGACGGCGGCTCGCGCGAAGACGTCGTGACGGCATGGCAACGCGCCAACAGCCTCAAGCCCGACGGCTGGCCCGGCAACGCGACGCTGTCGGCGCTGTGGAGCCGGAACAAGCCAAGCGCCGATGACATCGTCGCCGCCGCCCGCGCCGCCCTAGACTGGCCGCCCGTGACCTACAGCATGAGTCGAAACACCGGGATGGGCGAGTCATGGCTCCCCGACAACGGCGCCGGCTACGCGACCGGCGACTGCTCCGACTTCGCGTGCCACTGCCTCGGCGTGCCAAAAAACCAGACCAACGGTCAGCGCATCACGACTGGAGCGCCGGTCTGGCTCGGAGCCGACGCTATTGCCTCCGGCCATATCGGCCACCCGCGACCGCTGGCCGATACGCAACCGGGCGATCTCATTGTGTATCCCGGCAAGTGGGAGCGCGGCGAGCGTGTGGCTATCGGCCACGTTGAGGTCTGCTTTGAGGTGCGCGGCGGGCGCATCGTCACCATCGGCTGCGCGTCGAGCAACGGCAGGCGCAGGAGTCGGTACGACCAGCCGGGCAGCGCCATCGCTAGGGCCGACAAGACCGACCTCTGGCGTCGGAAGGGGGCTGTTGCTGTGCGGCCCTGGTGGAATGCGTGAAGCGCCGGCAACCGCTAGTCGTCGCCGTCGTAAGCACGCACGATCCGCTCGGCCCACGCGCGCCCGGCATCACCGCCCCACAGTAGCCACGCGATCCAGCCCGCCGACGGATTCGACCGCGAGCCCCAGCCCGCCGCGCTGCGGTCGCTGGCATGGCGGGCGAAATAGCCGCGCATACGCCGGATGGTCTCGATCGGGATGTCGCGACCCGAGGCGATCGCCGTGGCCCGCGCTACGCCAGAGCCAATGCCCTGCTCACCGGCTTCCTGTGTCGTCAGGCCACCACGGCCGAAGCGCCGACGGAGCTCAAGACCGAGGCGCGCTGCTGCGCGCATCTGCGCGGTCGTGCGGAAGCTAGGCATCGCCGGCCCGCCGCTTGATCGCCGCCACCGTAGCCCGGCGCACGCTCGGCCAGAGCTGCGGCCCGACGATGCCGCCACAGCCGCCCCACACTGCCGCCTCAGCGCCGCCGAGCAGGTAGCCCGCGCCAGCCGCTGCGCCGATGGCCGCGAGCTGCGACGCGACGAGATTGGCGACGTCTGCCCACCTGGGGAACGCCACGCCGGCCTCGTCTCGAAGCCGATGGTGCAGCCCGACGACGACCGCGCCGAGCTGCGACGCTAGGACGCCGGCCGCCACGTACTCCGCGATCTGCATCATCGCCGCCCCCCGAGGGCCGCGAGCTGCTGGCCCTGCTGCTCGATCGTCGCGCGCATCTGACCGTGTGCCGCGCGATTGGCCGCCAGCTCTGTCGCGTGGTCGTCGATCCGCCGCGTGGTCGCCGTGTGCCGCTCCTCGCTCCGGGCCGCGTGTGCCTGTAGGTGCGAGTCAATGCGGCCGATCATGCCCTCGAGGCGCGCGGCCGTGGCCTGCTGGTCGAGCTCCAGGCCCTTCAACCGGTCCGAGAGCTTCCAGAGCACTCCGCCCGCCGAGAGCAGCGCGGCGGCAACCTGGATCAGCGTATCGATCGACACGTTCACAGCGACTCCAGATCCGCGACCGTTGCTCCGGTCCACACTGTGATCGCCGCTCCGGTCTCCACCTCGACGGCCTCAGTCTGCGCCGATATTGCCGGGACCAGTGCCGCTTGTCGATCAAGATTGGCGGTCGGTGTCGCGACGATGGCGGGGGAGGTTGTGGAGAGGAACGAGAACCCAGGATACAGCGAAGGCCACGCGAAAAAACCGAACGTGCCGGCGGGCTTTGAGCCCCTGATTACCACGCCGTCCGAGTCAAAATCGTAAATAGGTTCCTTGTTGTAGGTAGTGCCGCCGCTGGGGTTGTGTGTCTCAAATATCGTCGAATCCGCTCGCAGATACGCCGCCCCCGGCGCGCACCGAACTAGCGCCGTGCGCTGGTAGCCGGCCAGATTGGCGGCCATCGCACACCCGACGTACGGCAGCGTCAGCACCTGGACCGGCCATGCGTCCGCGCTGGCGAGCAGAGCCGCCGCCGCTGGCCGCGTCCACAGCTCGGGGTACTGCGGAGGCTGCACCAGCGGATCGGCCGGGTCGGCGTCGTGCAGGTCTTGCAGGTAGGTCTTCCGCATGTGCTACGCCTCCGGCCAGATGCACAGCCCGTGCAGATAGGTGGTGCCGCTGCCGCCGTTCCTGATCTCGATCTCGGCATCGACGTAGGCCTCGATGCCCGTGCTGGCCGGCGTGACCGTGATCGTGCCGCTCTCGGTCTGCGCCGTGGCGTCGAGCGTCACGCTAGCAGCATCGACGCCCGAGAGCCGCACCGTGATGACGTCCGAGACCGGGCCTGTGCTGCTGTGCTCCGCGATGGCGCGGACCTTGAGCTGAGTCGGGCCGCCGTAGCCGGGAAGACGGATCCGAGCCGAGCCAAGCCGCCAGACACCGACTCCTGTCGCCGCTGCCGACTTGGCAGGGTGATTGGTGCGATCGTTGATCTCGCAGACCAGCGACAGACCGCATTGAAGCCGATCGTGCCAGACCGCCAGCGGCGATCGGCGGCAGCGGTCGAGGAACTCCTGATGGATCGGCGCGCCGGCCGCGCCCTCTAAGATCCCGTCGTCATAGGCCACGAAGCCGGACGGCTGCACGCCTGCCGGGACCGACGTGGGGCGTGGGTAGACCACCAGCGCCTGTGGGAAGAACGCGCTAGCGCTCGACAGCGTGACACGTAGCGCGCGCGACCCGGCCGGGATCGCTGGCAGCGAGTCTTGGAAGATGCCGCTACCGGTCGGCGGCCCGGTATAGCTGCCGAGCGACGTCCACCCTACAGCGCCGAGCGCGCCCGTCGCGCTGTATTCGTAGGTCCGCGTCACCGTGAACAGCGGCGAGAACTGCGCCAGCTCGGCGAAATAGGGCAGACCGTCTGCGCTCGGCGAGATCGGGATGACATACTGCGCCGAGGTGACGCCCGCGTGATACTCGTTCGCAGGCATCGCCTGAATGTGAGGCGGCTGATGATAGAGCCAAACTGCGTTGATATTCCGCATGATTGTCCGCAACGGCTCGACCGCCAGAGGCGGCAACACGAACGCCGACAACGGCAGGATCTCAGCCTGCGATGGACTCGGCCGCGTCATGTCCAGGCTCCTCCGTCGTCAGCGTGCGCGAACTGCTCCTGATAGCCGGTGCTCGCGCCATACTCCGGGATCGTCGCGTAGGTCGTGCCGGGGACCGGCGTGAGCGCGCCAATGATGCCCGAGATCGCCAGCCTGCACGCCGTGCCGGTGTCAGTCACTCCCGAGACGCTCGCCACGTTGCCGACGCTCTCGACGGTGCCGGGTGTGTAGAGCACGAGGTCAAACGACCCGTCCCGCTCATAGGTCGCCGAAAAATGGCCGTACCAACCGCGCGCGACCTCGATGTAGCTGCCGGCGCTGTAGGCCGTGATCACCATCGCCGGGGCAAGCGCCCGCGACACGACCGTGGCCGACGCCGCCACCGTCAGACGCACCGCGCCAGAGCGCAAATCGACCTCGCGCCCGAGCACGACCGCCGATCCGTTGTAGCCGCTCTGCCCGGTCTGCCAGTCGTAGATCGCCGGGTGCGTGATGTCGAGCTCGACCACGTCGCCGGGGTAGGCGTCGATCTGCTGCGAGACGCGGATCGCCATCGTCTGGATCGACGGCTGCGCGGCGAGGTAGGCCGCCACCGCTGGCGTCGCGCTGGCATAGAGACCATCACGATCCGCGCTGGGGATGCTCCACGACTGCTCGACCGTGCCGTAGACGTCGGCGGCGGCCTGATCGGTGTAGGTGATCTCGGCGTCGTTGGTGAGCTGCAACCGGATCAGATTCTGCGGCCGTGCGCGTGGCAGCACCTCCACCGGTGACTCGGTGAGCGCTAGCAGGTCCGCAGATGTGATCGACACAGCGCCGCCAGAGCCGCCGAGCGCCGTCTTGACGCATGCGATCTTGATCTGCCTGTAGCTGTCGCCGACGTCGGGACGCGCGACCAGCGCCAGCCCCGAGAGCGCCAGCACGCCGCCGAAGATCTCCGCGACCGACCGCGCACCGGTCTCGACCTCGGCCTGCCACGCCGATAGCCAGCCGTCGCCGAGCAGCGCGAACGACGCCTGATTGACGCGATCCGTCGTCAGCCCGTAGCCCTGCGCGCGGGGAAGCGTGTCATAGGTCGGATCGCGGAGCGCCGTCGTGCCGCTGCTGTGCAGGTGCCGCAGCACCACATCGCCGAGCGCGCCCGCGACCGAGTACCGCACGCGCGCGTCGCGCCCGATCGGGCTCGATTGCGTGTCGGTGAGGTCGGCGGCGCTGAACTGGCCGACGTACAACCGCCCCGCCGTGACCGCTGCGAGCTGCGCCGTCAGCGTGCCGATGCCCTCAATCTCTAGCGTCACCGGAGCCGACACCGACGCCGGCGCGCCCTCGTCTAGATCGACTGTCAGCCCGTAGATCCCGCCGCCGCTCTGTGCTTTCGGCTCGTCCGGTGCCGACCACGTCACCCACGGCAGCGGGATCACAATATCGACGCCCGCGACCTGCTGCGCCTGGATGTACGTCCAAACGACCTGGGGCTGCGAGCCGGTGGGGTAGATCCTGATCTCGTCGCCGCTGACCTGCGGATCGATCGTCACCTGCATACGGTAGCCCGCCGCGTCTGCCACCCACTCCCACGCCTGGACATGGCCGCCGCCTGGGATTGCCGACGTCAACGCCGAGACCACGGCCGCGCGGAGCTCCGCGCCGGTGTAGGCCGTGCCGGCCGCGAGCAGCGCGTACGGCTGCACCGAGTAGGATTCTGTCCACGACAGAGCCCCGCCTGTGTAGCGCTGGATCGTCATGCCGTGTGTTGTCGCCGGGTCGATGACGTAGCGGGCCTCGGTGTCAATGACCTTGCCGCTGGCCTCGGCCTGCAACGCGCGGTCGAGCCGCCGATCGAGCGCCGACGCCTCGAACCGGAACCCTCCCGCGATCCGCTGCGGGCCTTCCTCGATGTAGCCGCGCCAGACGCATAGCACGTTGCCGGCGTCGCCCCACTGCGAGCCCGGCACATAGCCGCCAGGATCGACGGCGAGCGCCCATAGCGTGACCTCGCGGCCGATCCACCATCGTGGCGCGTTGGTGACGATGCCCGACGCGCTGCCCGGCGTGTGCGCGTACGCCTTGGCCGCGCGGGTGCAGCCCGTGAACGACGTCGCGGTCTTGCCGGTGTACGTCACGCGCTCGACGCCGAGCCATAGCGCGCCGGTCGCCGGCCAGCCTGCCGTTGAGTCCACCGCGATCGTCGTGGCCGTCGCCGACAGCGCCGACGTGAGCCGCGCCGTGTGCGTCGGTGCTAGCAGCGCGGAGCGCACCGCTGCGGTGTCGAGCAGCGCGAAGCCCAGCGACAGCCCGACGCCGATCCCGCTCGCGCGGTCGATGCTGCTGCCAACCGGGCCGGAGTCGTCGATCACTAGCGCGCCGTCCTCGGACGCGTAGGCGGCGAACGGGCCCGCGCCCGGTAGCGCCAAGCCCGACACGCGCTCGGACCAGACCGTCGGGATGCCCTCGATCGTCAGAGCGTAGACCACGCCCCACCCATAGGGCTGCGCTGCGTAGAGCTCCGGCAGACTCATCGGGGCACCGCCACGACCAGCGAGATCCGAGCGTAGCGCTCGGCGTCGCCGTAGGTTTCGAGCTCAGGCGTGCTGACAACGAAGCCGTCAACGTAGCCGTCGAGATTGTCCGCAGCATATGCGCCGACGCCGTCGCCGACGATGCGGATCCGGCCTGTCAGCGCGTAGCCCTCGGCGAGCGCCGCCTGATAGTCGCCCGAGGTGATGTAGACCGACGTCCTGTAGAGATCGACGTTTCCGAACCCTAAGCCCATCGCGCGCCCGTGCCGGTACTGCCGCAGCTCGGCGCGATCGGCGTTCTGCAGGATCTGGCACTCGTACGCCTGCAGCTCGATCCGTCCAGCCGGCCGCCGGTCTGCGGTGTGCGATAGCGCGGACCCGTAGACGCTCAGGGCATAGCCGAGCATCGGCCCCGCGCTGCCGTACATGTGCAGCGTGTGCGCGACCGTGCCAGCGATCGTCACCACGCCCGCCGTCTGCGTGATCGAGTAGGTGCCGGCGAGGGTCGATGCGTTGACGTTGATCTGCAGCGTCATCAGTGCCGCCGACCACAGCCCCGAGGCGTTGATCCGGCATAGCACGATCCCAGCGCCCTCGTTGATCCCGATCGTGTGGTACGTGTTCAGCGCAGCCACCGATCCGGTCGCCGCGCCGCTGCCGAATAGATACGCCTCGAGGTATGCCATCACAGCGCCTCGCCAGCGGCCTCGACCGCGATCCGCCAGATGAGCGGCGCTTGCGCCTCGACGCTGACCGAGGACCACGCTAGCTCGTGCCACACGAGGCGCGGGACGTCGTAGACCGCCAGCCGTCGCGGGTTGCTTGCGAGCCTTAGCGCGTCGCGCATCCTGGCCGCGTCCGTCGGCGTGCCGATGGCCTCGACGCTCGGCGCAATCCCTGCGAGCCCTGGCACCATCGGGCGCACCGCGCCGGATGCGCTAGCGTCGCCGTCCGAACCGTCGAACCGATACGCGCGACGGATCGACCAGTAGCACGGCCCCTGCGCGCCGCTGATGCTCACCGGCCGGTATGGCGCCGCCGTACCCTCCGCGCCTGCGCTGGCCGTCAGCGTCGCCGCCGTCGCTCCGGCGTGGTAGAGCAGCGACGACCAGATGCTATTCGGCGACCACGTCACCGAGGCGGGGCCGCTGCATTTGAGGATCACGACCGCGCCGCGATTGGCCCCCTGTGTCCACGTCCAGGTGAACAGAGCCGCGCCAAACCATCCGCGCGCCGGGTCGTTAGCCCACGAAGTGAAGTCAGCGGCAGCGTGGTACGCGCTGCCGTGGCCGGCGTGTGTGTAGGTCTCGGCCGGATACGTCGGGACCGTGACCGCCATCTGAGCGAACGTCCACGCCTGCGAGGTCTCGACCGACAGCATCAGACACCGCCCGCCGTCGCTAGCCCGGTCGTGCGGAGGCTCCGCAGACTGCCCGCGATGGCCTGCCCGATCTGCTGCTGCGTCCCGATGACAAATCCGCTGCCGAACGAGACGTTGATTGCCGCAGTCGATGCGCCGGTGTCAGCCGCCGCCGTCGTCAACGTCTCGCCCGTGCCGGTGGTAGCGCCTGCGCCAGCCGTGGCCGCGCCCGACTTGACGCGACTGACCGCGCCGCCAGCGATCGCCGCGTATTGGACAGCCGCCGCACCGGCAGCCGCTGCGCCTGCGTAGTTTTTGCGGGCGAACTCGAGCGCGGCCGTCGCCGCCGAGACGAGCGCCAGGATGCCCGCCTTGCGCCGCTCGGCTGCCTCTAGCGCCGCCGCGCGCTCCTCCTCGCTCTTGGCCGCCGCCGCCGCGCGCTGGCCCTCGGCATCGCTCAGGCCGATGAGCGCAGCGCCTGCTAGCTGCGTCGCCGAGAGGATCGCGTCTTTGCTGTCGCTGAATCCAACCGCGACCGCCGCGCCGAGCTGTGGGAGGGTCGCTAGCACGTTGCCCGTGAGGCTATCGAGCGCGCCGACCTCCTGCCGCACTGCTGCGACGGACTGCACCGCTGCGTCGAGCTGCTGCCGTGCGAGGTCTGCCGCCGCCTGTCGTGCCTGCGCGCGCGCTGCGTCGATCTTGGCTTGCTCGTCGAGTGCGTACTGCACGAGCTCGTCGATCTCGGCTCGCTCGGCCGCGATGCGCGCCGCCCGCTGCGCGTCGATCTGCTGCTGTAGCTCCAGCCGCTTGCGTTGGGCCTCAATCTCGATCGCTAGGATCGCATCGGCGCGCCCCTGCGCCGTGTTGACCGCGCGCTGCGCTGCTGCCGTCGCTGCGGCGGCTTCCTTGGCGATCAGCTCGATCCGCGCGTCGTAGAGCTCCTCGATCGTCGCGCCGGTCTGCTCTGCTAGCTCGATGCGTTTGCGGTCGGCGTCGATCTCCGCAGCGATCGCCGCCTGCGATGCCTGCCGCGCCTGTGCCGCTGCCCGCTGTGCCGCTGCGCGCCGCTTCTCGGCCGCGCGCTGGGCCTTGCCCGCCGCGTCTGCCTGCTCTCTGGCCGAGCGCACCGCGAGATCGATCGAGTCATTGAACAACCGAAAGGCGTTGACCGTCTCGACGGCATCCTTCTTGAAGCGATTGGTTGTATCGTTCCAGCCGTCGCCGAGCTTGGCGACATCTGCGGCTGCGTCCTTGCCGAACTGCGACAGATCGCGTCCGGTCTGCTCCAGCACCGCGCGGACCTTGTTGAAGTCTCGCTCTGTGACCGCGACGATGATCGCCGACGCTGCGCCGATCTGCGCTTGCAAGGCCGCGAAAGCCGCTCGGGCTGGGATCAAGGCGACCTTGATCAGATTGACGATCCCGCCTGTGCTACCACGCACCGCGCGGATAAAATCTGTCAGAGTCTCGACGCCTGCCGCCGCCTCGCCGCCGATGGCCTCGGCCAGCGCGACCTTGAATCGCAACGTCTCGTTGCCGAGGTCTGATAGAGCCGTGTCCTGCCGATCATAGGTCGTCGTTAGTCTGCTGACATTCTCCGACAGCGACCGCGCAATCTCGTCGGCGACGATCTGCCGCCGGGTGACCTCATCGATCTGGTCCGCTGTGATGCCGGCTTGTTTCGCGTACTTCGCGAGCGCGCCGGATGTATTGACGAACGTGCCGACCGACCGCAGCGCGTTTCCGCGCCCGGTCTCGATGGCGCGCGCCAGCGCCTGCAATGCGTCGTCGCCGCTCTTGCCGGCCTGCGTTGCCCTTCCGGCGAGCTCTTGCAGTTGCTTTGTGGTGAAGCGCGCCGATACGCCAGCGGATTGCAGGACCGCTTGCAGCTTGACGATATTCTCCGCGCCGACGCCGCCGACGCTTTGCGCGATGTCAAGCGCGCTGGACAAGCCGCCCTTAGCGCCAAACGCCGCGTCAGCCTGCGCCGATAGCCGATTGGTCTCGTAGGTCAGCTGTGTGATCTTGACCGCTGCGACGGCCGCCGCTGCGCCGATCGCGCCGATGCCGACGACGGCCGCGCCTGCCGTAGCTGCGAGACCGCCAGCGCCCGTCCCGAGGCTCGACGCCAGATCCTTGACGCCGCCGATCACGTTGCCGGATGCCAGCGATCCGACCGCCGAGCCGATGCCGCGCACGCGCTGGGATGCGGCCTGCGCTGCGCTGCCGAACTGCGTGACCGCGCCCTGCGCGGACTTTGCGGCCTTGCTAACGCCGTCAACGCCGCTGAACTTGACGGAAACTTGGACGTTATTTGCGGCCGTGGTCACGTTGCTTCGCCTCTTGCGCCCGTAGCACCATCACGCCAAAAACGGCCCAAGCGGCGAGCCGGGGCGCGTCTATCGTACCGCAAAGGCTGTGCTCCTGCCATAGGGCAACGACAGACCGCCAGACCGCCGACCGCATCACCCACGCCGGGCAATGCGACCACTCACCGCCGGGTAGATCCTGCGTCGGGACGATCTCGCACTCGTGCGAGCACTGATGCCGGATCACCTGCCGAATGATCGCCGGCCGGAGCTCCATCGGTGCGAGGTACTGCGCCGCCGTCGCTAGCGTCGCCTCGGAGCCGCCGATCGCTAACCAGCGGCCCCCGAGGTAAAACCCCCCCACGTCGCGCGCATGATCGCAGCGTAGAGCGGGACCGCTAGCGCCGGGTGCGGCTGCTCGGCCACGCGAGCGCCTAGCGCGTCGTCACCGTCTACCGAGACCAGCCCGAGGCGCACGACGCCGCCGATCTGCTCGGCCGGGGGCACGCCGTCCCATCGCTGAGACTCGACCCACGACAGAGGCCGGATCGTGTAGACCGTCGCGCCGTCGGGCAGGGGCGACGGTGCCGGGATCATCTCCGCGTCACCGTCGCGCCCGATGGCCGGATCGGCCGAGCAGACCAGATCGATCCGGTCGTCCTTGTGTAGAGCAAACCATGCCATGCGCGTCTCCCTCGCGATGGCACCGGTCGGGCCTAGCCCTGGCCGATGCGGAAAATGCTGTCGAGCGGCGAGTTTGCCGAGGTCTCGGGCGTGTCCGACTGATCTCCGCTGTAGCTGCTCGCCTCGACCTGGACCTGATAGCGCACCAGCTCGCCAGCATCGACCGGGGCCGCCGTGACGATGGCCGACGGGATGAGCGCCGACCACATGCGGCCGATCCGCGATCCGACCTCGACGCCGATCGAGATGGTGTCGCCGCTCTCGAGCAGGTATTGCCATGCGTGCGCGCCGCTATTGGCTGGCGTGCCTCCCGCGTCGTAGATGCCGTCGGTGTCCTTGTGCGGGATCGAGAATGCCGCCGTAATGACCGGCCGCACGATCTGCACGCTGGCGATCCCGCTGTCCTCGCTGTGACATGGAATGACGCGGAGGTCGCCGGCCGACCAGCCGATCGAGACGTCCTCGAGGCCGCACGTTGCCGAGCCGCCGATCGTCACGCGACCGTTGCTTGTGCCGAGGATCGTCGGGATGCGCTGGAAGCTCGACGGGACAACGAGGCCGCCGATGGTCTTGTCGGCGATGAAGTCATAGAAACTAAACGTAAACTCCACGGTGGGAGTCTCGGACGCGTTCAGATTGAGCGTGAAGCTCTCGCAGATGCAATCGACCAGCCGGTAGCCGAACGCCGTGTTGTTGCCCTTCCAGCGGATCGTCAGCGGGATCGGCTGGTTGTCGCTCTGCCACGCCGTGCCGGTGCCGTAGGCGTTGGCGGTGTTGTCGTTGACGGTGTTGGACGCGTTTTCGAAAAGCGTCACCGTCTGCGCGATCTTGTTTTTCGCGAAGCCGCTCTGTACCGCCGAGGTAGTCGCGCTCAGGCTCGTGAGCAGGTACGCGCCGCCCTTGATCTTCGCGCTGGCTGCCGGGTCGTCGTAGGTGACAGAGTTGGCAAGCGCTGTCGAGACTCCGGCGGCCGTGTACGTGCTGCACGAGATGTGCCGCTCACCGCTCCAGAACTGCGCCGCCGTATTCACGCCGCCGACCCAGTTGTCCGCGTAGCTGCCGATCGCATTGCCGAGCAGCGCCTGCAGGTACGGCAGCACGCCAGCGTCACCCGGATTCTGCGCGGTCGGGTCGTAGCCGTCCGCCAGACCCTCAAGCGGCATCGACATCGTGATCGAACCGCTGCGCCGGCCGATGATGCGCTCCGGTGCCGCGCCGACTTGGCCGGTCATGAGGTCGAGCTCGGTCGTCTCGGTCTCGAACGTGACGCTCGGCGACTCGGCTTTCAGGTAGACGAAATCGCCAGCCGTGACGTTCTCTGTGCCGAACGCGCTCTGCGGGGCGAACCCGACGCTGCTGTCGCTCCAATATGCCATCACGCCCCCCATTCAAAAACGACCCTGGCCGTTCTGCTCATCACGAGATCGCCGTCGTCTACCAGCGAGCCGACCGCAAGATCCGGCTCGATCTTACTGACGTCGATGTTGTTTGTCGATTGCCATTGGTACAGCGCCTCCACGATCGCCTCGCTGTCAGCGATAGCGCGACCGAGGCTGCGGCCCTGCGGATCGACGTAGTAGACGTCGATCGTGATCTGCGTCTCGTAGTCGCTGCACGTGTGGCCCGCGTTGACCCGCCGGCCGCCAGTCGCCGACAGCACGACCGCCCGCGACCCGCGGAGCGCCACGCGCTGGCCGATCAGGGTGCGGAATCTGTCGTCCTGCGACGTCGGATCGGCGACTGCGACCGCGTCGATCACAGGCACCAGAGCATCGAGGATGCCGCGCGTCGTGGTCGGCATCAGCGCACCGTCGGGATCGAGTAGAGCATCTGCTGGCCCTGCTCGGTTTGGCCGTCGTCGTTGTCGTCGTACTCACGGAGGCCGGCGACGATGACGCGCAAGGAGTCGTCGAACGCGAACCGCATCTCGCGGAGCAGCGACACTAGATCGCCCGTCGGCGCGATGCCGTGGTCCGCGAGCACGTAGCGAATGCCTGCTTGGATGACCTCGGAGAACAAGTTCGAAGCACCAGAGTAGAGCCACGGCCGCCGGCCGGTCGCGTCGAGCGCGTGCTCGATCTTGGCGTTGACGCGATCCGCGACCGACCCGCAGAAGGCCCCGCTCCGCTCGTCCTGATAGACCGCTGCGAGCACATCCGCCACATTCTCCGCGCTGCACCGCTGCCACGACCAGCGCACGACGGCCGCGCCGAGGTAGGCGTGAACGACCGTGCCGCCCGCGTTGGTCGCCGTGATCTTGATCTGGTAGCCGTCGCCGGGCGTCGCGCTGACAGCCGCGAACGTGATCCGCGCGGTGAGGTCCACCACGGGATCGCCAGCGTCCACATCGACCGGCAGATCCGACTTCAGATAGAACCCAAACTGCCCGCCGTGAGGCTCGATGCGCGCCAGCTCGCGGACGTAGGTGACGCCCTGCGACACCACACGGATCGAGTCGCCGACGCTGAAGCCAGCCGCTGAGATCACATCGAAATAGGCGGCGTGCTGACCATGCACGGTCGTCGAGCCAGTGGGGAGAGTCACCGACCCGGAGGCCAGCACGCCGCCGGATCGGTCGAGTAGCTGCGCCGTGAGCGACGCCGGGAGCAGCCCGTCGGGGTCACTCCACAGGAACGCGACGGCCTGATCTGTGCGTAGCTCGATCATGCGCGGGCCTCGATGAGCGCCGACAGATCCGCGATCTGCCCGTCGGATAGCACGGCCTCGACCACCAGAGCCTGCGCGATGCGGCCGGCGAACGCGCTGGATGCCCCGCCGTTGCGGCTGCCGATGTTGGTCACCGCAGAATCTGCGCCGTCGCCAGTGTCGCCGTCGATCGTCTGCGTGTACGGCAGCGGCTGGCCGTCGCTGTATAGCGAGGTCTCGCCAGCCGCTAGCGCGCGGTCCACGCGACCGACGAGGACGCCGCCGGAGTAGGCCGCGCTGCTCGTCGCGACGCTGTACGCGCCGGAGTAGCACGAGATCCGCGCCTCGCCGGTGGCAATGATGCTCAGTGCGTAGCCGTTGGTCGCCGTGTTGTAGGCCGGGCCGCGCTCGGCGATAAATCCGAGGCCTGGCACTGCATCGACCGCGACCAGAGCGCACACCGTCAAACTCTTAGGGTCCGAAGTAGTGCTAACCGTGAGATTCATCGACACGCCGTCGAAGCCGATCCACCGCCGTCCGTTGGCGTCGCTCGCGATAATCGGAGCCGCGCCGGGTGCCGTGATGCTCGCGCCAGCGATTCGATTCGTGGCCTCAGCGACCGCCGAATACTCAGCGCCGCCCGTGGCATGCGCGTCGAGCCACCAGCTACACAGCGGCCCCCATGATTGCAGGATGCGCGCGCTAGCTGCTGCGCGCCGCGCCTGCCTCGGCGCCGTGCGGATTGCGCTGCGCGCTTGGCCGGCGGCGTAGATCATCAGTAGGTGACGCCCTGCGCGTGAATCGCCACAGTCTCGCCACCGGCGAGCGCCAGGACGCGCACATAGCAGCGCAGCGCGCCGCGCGGCTCGATCTGTAGGACGCCGCCGCCGTCAGCGGTGAGGAACGTCGTCGGGGGGACGTCGGTGTACGCAATCCAGCCCGCCGGGCCGAGCAGGTAGACCGCGACCTGCGCCGAGGTGCCCCCAGCGATGCCGATCCACAACTGCGCGAATCGCTGGTCGCGGAGGTCGAAGCCGTCGGTCGGGGCGCTCGGCGCAGCCGTCGGCGCGACAATGCCGGTCGTAGAGCCGAGAGCGATCGGAGCCTGGAACATCTCACACCTCGGAGGGTAGGGGGCGCGGCCCCGTAGAGCCGCGCCCCCGCCTGTCAGCTAGGGCACGTTGCTGCCGATGATGCCGAACTCATAGGCCTTCGCGTAGAACGAGGCCTGGAACTTCGCAACCATGTTGACGAAGATCCCATCCTCGCTCGGCAGGACGTCGAGGGTCGGAGCCTCGCCCATCCAGATGCCGACGGGGCTCTTGTCGCGGTCGATCAAGAACCAGTCATCGTCATCGGTCGCGAACGGATGCACGATCACCTGGGCGTAGTTGGCGAAGGTGTTGGTCTGCATGTCCGCGCCGCTGTAGACGCTGCCGATGAGCTCCTTGGCGATGCGCTCATTCTTGGGCGACACCACCAGAACCATGTTGCTGCCCGCCATGTTCATCGGGAGCGCCTGCTGGTTGCGGTAGTTGCGCAAGAGCTGCTTGGCCGCATCGAGCGTGGTCTCGCTCAGGGCCGCGACGAGCAGGTTGTCCTGCGTGCCAGCCGCCGCGGTCGTCTGAGCGAAGCCGAGGCCGGTGTCGATGAAGAACTTACCAACGCCGACCTGACCAGCGCCCGCGCCCGCCATCGGGTGAGCCGCCGTGAACAGACCGCCAAGTCCGTCAAAGAACAGCTTATTCACATTTTGCGCGGCGGCGTTGGCGAGCTGACGGCCCGCGTCGGCGGCGAGGTTGGTCGACCAGTTGAGCTGCGCCCACGGGACGCGGTGCTTCAACACGAACGCTTCCTGGGTGATCGTGCTGATGCCGCTCGTCAGGTCCGAGGCCGTGACCGAGGTCGTCGCCGAGGTGACCGACTGCGCGAGGCCGCCGGCGTTGGTCGCCATGAGGCGCGCCTGACCGCCCTCGTAGTCGAGAACCTCGCAGCAACGCGCGTAATCCTCGGTGGACTGCGCGAGTTGATCGACGAAGGTTTCCTGAGCGATCCTGATGACATTGTCGAGGCTGTTAGCCATGATTCAGATCCTTAGTGCATCAGACCCGCGCGGCGGGCCTCCTCGATGCGCTGTGCGCGCTCCTTGCGCGCTGCGATGTAGTCCTGCTCGGTCTTGACGTACACGATCGCGCCCTGCGGATAGCCGGTCACCGTCTGCAGGCCGTCCAATCGGATCCAGCCCTTGCCGGTGTAGCGGACATCCAAAGCCGCGATCTGCCCCTCAGGAAGAGCCGGATCGACGATGGCAGAGCGCCAGCCGTCGGGCAGACCGAGCACACGCCCAGGCTGCATATCAGCGTACGAGGAGCGGTCTTTGCGCCGCGCGCGCGCTGCCTCCACCGCCTCCGGGGTCGGCAGGGCAAGCTCGGCCGGTGCTTTCGGCTGCTCTTCGATCTTCTTGGTCTTGGTCGCCATTAGGCACCTCCGCGCGGATCTTACCGCTTGTCGAACATTGCCTGCAAGCTTTTCGCCGACACCAGCGTCGATCGACGCTGACCCGTCAGGATCTGCGCCACCGCGCTAGACCGCTCGCCGATGGCCGCCAGCGGCGAGGGTGCCGGCGTGGCCGCCTTGACCGTCTCCGGGTGTTGCTTGATCCACGCCTCGAGCGCTTTCGCGCCGTCAGCCGTGCGCGGGTCGAGATCGGGCACGTACTCATGGTACGCCGGCAGCACGCCAGCGCGATCGAGCGCCGCCGATCGGGCCTCGCTACGCAGCCGCGCCCGCTCGGTCTCGACCTCGGCCCGCCATGCGATGCGCTCGGCCTCCAGCCGCTCGGCCTCGGTCATGGCCGCCTGTGTCGCCTCGTCGGCTGCTGCGTCGGCGGCGGCCTTGGCTGCGCGGAGCTCGGCGAGCTGCTCCTGCATCGCCGCGAGCTGCGCGCTGTAGTCCGGTGCCGTCGTGGTCTCGGCCTGCGTGGCCGGCGTGGCCGGCGTGGCCGGCGTGGTTTCGGCCGGCTGGGTCTGCTCTGTCGTCTGCTCGTCCATCTCTCCCCCTATAGATACCGGGTCACGCGCCCGGCTTCGATGTCGGCTGCTAGCTCCCGTGCAAGGATTGCATCGCCGCTCGTCGATGTGATCTGCGTCCGACCGCCGAACGCGAGCGCCCGCGCCGCTAGCGCGGTGAGCGCCGTTCCCACGCCCTGGATCTCTCGGAACGTCGGCTGGATCGGATTGAGCCGCAGCCGCTTCCAGACCTGCGCCCCCTTCTGTCGATTGGCGACAAGCACGCGCTGATTCGTCCCGCGCTTGTTCGCCTTGATCCTGCTGCCGAGCGAGCGCCCCGCGAACTCGATCACAGCGCCGACAACGCCGAAGTTGCGGACACGTAGGCCGCTCCACATGCCGCCCGTGACATTGCCGGGGATGGTGCGGCCGGTCTCGCCGTGCATCGCCTCACTGCCAGCAAACGAGCGCTTGCGCGTGCCGATCGCCTGCGCGTAACTCTCGCTGATGATGTACGGCCGGCGGGTGCTGTAGGGCCGCGACTGCGAGGCGAAATCGCCGCGCATCGCCCGCGCGCGCGTCGTGCGTGCCAGCCGCGCCGCCGTCGTCAGCGCCGCCGAAAGCCGGCCGATCGCCTGTAGGTCGTTGGCCGCGATCGCCTGCTTGACCGTCTTACCGCCGACGCGCACCTCGATCGGATCGCTCATGCTGCCCCCGTCGGCGGCGTCGGCGGCGTCGCGCCAAGCGCCAGACCGAGATCCCGCACCTCGGCCAGATTCTGCGCAATGCGCGCCCGCGCACCCTCGCGGCTTAGGCCGTCGCGCGCCATGAGGTAATCCACCGGCGACAGCGTGCCGGCCGCCATCTGTAGCTGCACCGCTTGGGCCTCGTGCAGCGGGTCGGCGTAGGGCAGGAACTTCGCGAACCGCAGCGATACGCCAATATCGTCGGGGATCTGTAGCGGGTCGGTGCGATTGGCGATCTTCGCCATCAAGCGCAGCATCTCGCCCTCGGCCTGCTCGAAGATCGGGATGTAGCGCTGCGCTGCGTCCACGCGATCCCGTGCGTCGGCGGCCCTGGCCGTGGCCGTGGTGCTCGTGTTGTTTTTCAGGAACGCATCCGGCGACAGGTCGAACATCGAGCAGAGCAGCCGCAGCCGGGCCTCGTTCCACGACGTGATCTGCGCGAGCGGCGGCTGGCCCTGCACGATCCGCAGCGTCGGGCTCGGCGCGGTCGGATCCATGCTGTAGAGCGCCAAGACTTTCTCGGGCCCGACCTGGAGCTCCTCGACCATCTGCCCGAGCTGCGCGCCCTCTAGCACGCGCTGGCCCCACGCCTGCGTGTGCACCAGTAGCTCGGTGTCGCTCTCCTGGATCATCAGCGCGATCGCCGCGTTTAGGATCGCGTCATTGATCGGCGCCTCGTAGCGGCCGGGCATCGGCGACTCGGACCGAATGCCGACCGCCGGGATCATGCCGAGGCCGTGCGCGATGCTGTCGCCGATCAGCGGCATCTTGCCGTCAGCGGTCTGGTACCACGCCTCGGTCGCGCTGAGGTACATCTCGCCGTACACCACCGCCCCGGCCTCGTTCTGCATCGGGACCTTGCAGCGGACCGCCTTGGCCGCTTGCAGGTCGTAGGCGTGCATGACGTCGCCGTACTCAAGATCGAACTGCCACGGCGAGAACACCTGCCACCGGAACGCGCCCGCCCGGTCTCGGATCGGGACGCAGATCACCGTCTGCTGGACGAGCAGCTCGCGGTGGATGTGGAGCATGGTCTCGTCGATCCGGCTGGCGTCGTACAGCGCGCGGAGCTTCTGGAACACCGGCGCGGGCAAAGTCGCGTCACCGAACCGGCGCACCACCGGCCGCGCGTACAGAGCGCCCGACAGCTCGTGCGCGTACCGCTGCACCAGCGGGACGTATCGCTCCTGAATGCCGCGCGTGCGAGGAAACGTCTTCGCCAGCTCGGCCGCGATCGATCGGTAGTCGCCGCGCAATAGCTCGTCAATCTGGCGAGATCGCGCACGAAACCTGGTCTCGTTCAGGACGTCGACATCACCACCGAAAAGCAGCATCGGACACCTCCACCGGCCGCAGTCTACCGCCGCCGACGCGCCGCGTCACGCCTAGAAGTGCGCGACGTTTGGACCCTCGTTGCGCCCGGTGAACAGGCCGTCCGGCCCGCGCGTGTGCCGTAGTGGCAGACGCCCGGCGTGCAGGTCGGGGAACCGCAGGCCGGCGACGATCGCATAGCGCAAGCTGTCGATCGCGTGGTCGTGCACGTTGTCCTTGTAGATCCGGTCGGTCGGCGTACCGCTACGGTCGCAGACGTACCGATAACCCTGCATCGACGGCACGATCCCCTGTAGATCGCCGTCGTACGTGCGCGGCAGGCTCGACGAGAACAGCAACGTCGGCGGGGCATCGACCGGTGCGAGCATGTCCGAGACCGCCGTCACGCCGTGCCGCACGTACTGGTCGTGTCGCGTCGATAGCGGCATCACGATCGTGCGTCGCGAGCCCCATACCGAGCGGAGCCATTGATTCTCGCTAGGGATCGCGCGGTCTGCCGCGATGAGGTACGGCGCGCGGCTGTACGTGTCGATCATCGTCTGCACCGTCTGCCGCCAGTGTCCAGACGACCTCGGCCGCTCGACGCGCTCGTCTACCACGATCCACCGGCCATCCGGCAGCACCTGGATCGCCACCGCCACCGCTCGCGCGACGCCCCAGTCAACGCCGAACACCCACCGCGCGCCGGCCTCGTGCGCTCGCCAATCGTGCGCGATGATATGACGCGCCGTGTCAAACTCAGGGAACACCACCGACGACGGTCGCAGCGCGTAGGCCATGACCTCCTGTTGATAGCGCCGCTCGCTCATGGCCTTGCGCCAGCTCTCGATAACGTCGCGACCTAGATAGGGATTGTCCCAGCTAGTGCAGCGCGTGACCCACCACGCCGGATCGCGCTCGGACTGCCGATCGGCAAAGAGCCGGGTGATGCCGCGCATCCCGTTCGGGCTCGAAGCAACCGCCAGACCGGGGCGCGGGCAGGGTAGGCGCACCGTCGCCGCTACCGTCTCCCATACTGTGATCTCGTCGGTCTCGGACCAGCAAACCTCGTCGAGCGCGCACCAAGCCAGATTCTGCCCGCGCAATTTGTCGATCCGCTCGTAGCCGCGCCAATGGACCGTCGCGCCATTGCGGAGCTCGAGCACCTGATCGGCCTTGGAGTACCGCTGCACGTAGTCAATGCCGGTCGCGCGCCGGAGCGTCTCTAGGTGGTCTCGCAGGAACGGCAGAAGATTCCTGCTCAGGTCGCGCTCGGTACGACCGAGCAGCGCGCCGGGTACGCCTGGATTCGCCAGCGCTCGCAGTAGGACGTCGAGCGTCAGCGTCCACGATTTGCCCGCGCCGCGACCAGCGCAGAAGAACCGATGCCTCGACGGGCTCGTCAAGAACTCCACCTGCTTTCGGTACGGCCCGAAGACCTCGACGAGATCGAGCTGCACTAGCTGACCTCGATCGCGTCGCCGCACATGCCGGGAGCGGCGCTCGGCGTCGGGCTCTCGACCATCGCCGGCGAATCGAGCGACACGCTGATCTGTAGCGGCGGCACCTCGGCCACGTCTGCCTGCCGACTGGCGATCTCTAGCGCGCGGCCTGACAGGCCCGAGAGCCGCGTCACCGTCGTGAGGTAGTGCTGCGGATCGAGGCGGCCGGCGGCGAACTCAGCCTCGGCGACCTGTAGCGCTCGGATCCACGTCGCCTGCATGGTCTCCATCGTGAGCTGCGGAGGATCCTGGATCTCGGCTCGCTCCTGCTCGGTCGGCGGGTCGGGACGACGGCGGCGGCCTCGGCCGTAGTCGTCGGGGATGATCCGCTCGAGCAGCCACGCCGCCGCCTTCGCGTCGCCTGTGCTGGCCGCTGCGTGCATGACGTCCAAGAGCCGCGACTCGCAGTGCGACTGCGCCGCGTACATCTGCTCCTGGAACTCGCTCAGCTCCGGGTTGCGCATCCACATGTCGAACACGCGCGGGGTGATGCCGGCGAGACCGCATGCGCCGTTGGTGCTCATGCCCTTGCGGAACGCCTCAACCAGGATCGCCTCGACCTCCGGCGTCCTCTTCGTCTTCCGGCCGATCTTGGCCCCATGCTGCTCCGATGATGCGATCAAGGCGGGCTCGGCCGTGCGCGGCTTGCGGCGTGGTTTCGTCTCGCGCTTGCGCGGCGAGCGCTGCGGCTTCGCGCCGTTTGGATCGTCTGCCATAGCTGCCGCCTCTCCCTAGATCCTGCCGCCATCCCTTGGGCTTGCGTCCTCTCATGGTCGCGCCAGCCGTGCCAGGAATCGGGCCGCGTTTGCTGTGTGCTTTGTAAGTATGCGAAACCATTTGCGCAGAAAAAGCGCGGCGAGGAGGGAAC